GTCCATCCGCGCCCGAGCCGTGGTCAGGATCTCTTCGGAACCGCCCTTGGACGGGTACGGGCCATTTTTTGCCACATTGGCTGCGGCTGCGATTCCGGTGACATCTTTCATGCGCTAAATACTCCGAGGATGTGTGCCTCTCGCATCACGAGAAGGTCGTGCCCTTCCCATTTTAGGTCTTGACCGATGGAATCGCCAAATAGCACCCGATCGCCCACTTTTACATCCTCTGCACCCGAGCCGACAGAGATAACGGTGCCCTCACCGGTCTGTTTTTGACGCAAAAGGACAAAAAGATCGTGTTTTTCCAGATCAGGACGGACGATAAGGCAGTCTTGAAGGGCTTGCAGGGTCATTTTTTGGGCTTGGCAGCGGGGGTTTTAGCCGCCGCTTGTCGTTTGACGGAATACGCGATGGCAACGGCTTGTTTTACGGGTTTACCCGCATTTATTTCGGCCTTGACATTCTTGCGAAAGGCATTTGGGGAGGCGGATTTTACGAGAGGCATTATTTGCCCTTTTTCGCCGTTTTAGCCGACTCTTTGAACGCTTTGTTGGTGGGCGCACCCGGGGAACCGGGTTTACGCATCTTCTCACCGGAACCGGCCTTAATGCGTTCTTGTTTAGCGTGAATGTTGGCGTAGAGTCCGGGTTTAGTAGCCATGATTAGCACTTCCATCGTTTAAGTGATGCCTTGGCGCGTTCTGCGTCACCTTTGGCGTTCTTAACCACTCCCTCCATACGAGCGCAAAAACTAGCTTTGCGCCCTGCATCGGCTTTCGTCTTGGGGCTGGGGGCTGGTGCTTTGAGGTTCGATCCAGTAGCGGCGTTGTACTTCTCGCGCCCTTTAGCGGTCAAACCGGCACCTTGGCTGGCAGGCAGCTTCTCACCGCGCCCAACGCTCAAGGAAACACTTTTCTTAGTAGCCATTACGATCCCATCCAAGAAGTAGCGGCAGAGCCGTTTTGCGCGTTTACGCGGGGCGTCCTGCGATCATTGTACTCCCGATGTGCCACGGGAAACGCAAATGTCGCGGCTAGGGCGTCAGCCGCATCGGGCGAGGCTAGTCCACGGGCTTTCATTTCCTTTTTCCCCTCTAGAAAGATAGTCCCCGCCGAGTTGGGCTTCTTCATCGGCCCGACTAGATCGGCTTTGAGCATTCTGTCTTGGGGCAAACTGGCCGTCTTGAGCCAGTCCCGCATGGCTCCCCACATCTCAGCCCTCTTGTTACCCCACATCACCGGGTTCTTCGCTTTCCACCCGAAGTTCACCCCGCGCACTTTGTACTTCTGCTCAACGAGTCTGTCAAGGATCCCATACCCCAGCCCACCCTCGTCAATCACGGTCAGCGCGGGACGGTACTCCTCGATCGTGTCGATGACATTACCCACCGTGGTCATGGTGTCGTCGCCCTTGAACCGTTTGATCGCCACGATGTCACGCCCTTGGCGCACCACAATCACGGTCGAGTCCATGCCCCCACGAGCGGGGTCAACGCCGACAACGATAGGTGCTGACGGGTCTTTGTACTTGGGTCGCTTCATCGCGTCATCGACCAAGTACGGCCCGATAAACTGGTCAGCCCCGCTCTTAGGGAAATCCCCATAGACCTCGACCCGGGCTTCGTCGCTGTCCTCGCCGTACTCTTCGATAATCTGCTGGTAGATCGACTTGTCGGTGCCCTCGACTTGGCGAGCGTCGATCTTCTTCGACCGCCAAAAGTCCCGCTTCGACCCATCCACCGCCTCGTAGAAGTACCCGGTGTTTCGCCGACCGTTACTGAACGCGAGCCAGTACCGATCCAAGATGTTCTCGGTAAAGAAACCCGCAGCCACTGACCAGATTGAATCAGGGATACCTGACGCCTCGTCGAAGATCACCATCATGCCGTCCATGTTGTGTACACCGGCATAGGCGTCAGGGTTCTCCTCGCTCCACAGTTTCCCCTCGGCACCCCAATACCGGGTGCCCTTCTTCAGATCCCGCTCGACAAGCTCCGATAGCCACTGCGCGGGCTGCAAACTCGTCGCTGTCGGCTCCCACCAGTGCGCGTTCAGGCTCATGGTAGCCCACTTAGTCAACTCACCCCAAGTCACCTTCCTAAGCTGTGCCTCGCTGTTAGCCGACACGATGACGGAACTACCTATCCGAGTACTCAGCATCCACAAGATGAGCCACGACACCAGTGCCGATTTACCCACACCCCGGCCAGACGACACAGCCTGCCGCATCGCATCAATCAGCGCCTCTTGCGACAACTTGTCTCGATTCTCACGGATGAAATTCCTGATCTCTCGCAAGATCTCCCTTTGCCACTTACGCGGCCCTTTGAATCGTTCGAGGGGTGTGTTCGTCTGCCCCCACGGGAAACAGAACAATACAAACGCTTCTGGGTCGTCTTTAATCTGAGGCGACCACAACTGCGTCATCAGCAGTTGCTCTTCTTCTGCGCTATATCTGAGTTTCTGCATCAGTTTTCTAGGCGAGGTGTCACATCCTCGACCAGTTCGAGTGTGCGCTCATTAGCCGCAGCCAACGCTCCCAAGATACTAATCTGCCCACCCAGTTCAATCTGGGTCGATTGGCCGTAGGTCTTACGATTGTCAGCGGCCATCAGCCACTTGTAAGCGTCCACGATCAGCTTGGATCGCGCCACATCTTCGAACGAGTCCTCTGCGGTAGCGTGTTCGATGACCTTACCCGCCCACGCTTCGGTGCGGATCTCTTTGGCCTCTTTGTACATCTCGTTGCGCGTGGGGTCTTTCTTGACCCACCGGGTAAACGCTCCGAGGTCAATCCCATAGGGCACCTCTTTGACCGCGCTGGTCAGCGTGTAGCCCGATGCAATCAGGTCAATCACGCGAGGGAAGACAGTCTCGAACTGTTGGAACACCAGTGCCTTAGCCTCCCGAGAGGGCTTGATAGGCGCAGGGTCACCGGCAGTGAGCCAGTCTGGCAGCGATACATCTGCGCCTATGGATTGTGCGATGGGCTTGTCCATAGTGGCACTGATCCTAGCACAACTGGCGGGCTGGTGGGGGAATGTGTTATTGACCCGCTGGGTGATTCTCAATTTGAAAAAAAATAAAAAATGGTTCGTGGTGCCACCAGCGCCACAACCTTGTCGCGCCGGCCCTCCCCCTCCCCCCATCAGCCAGCGACCCCGATGGATCGTGGTGCGGCGCAACAATTGTGCAGTGCAGCAAGCGCACCCACTGGGTCGTGGTGCAGTGCAACACGCGTACCCGCTGGGTGATGCTGCGGTGCAGCGGAAAGCTCGCTGCAACCATGATGCGGTGCAGCAAAACCCTCTGGGTACTATGGGATTCAAGGGCCATCGGGCCGGATCAATGGGTACCGGGGGCAGTGCACCCTCTGGGTACTGTGGAGCCCACTGGGTGACGGGTGAGGCACCCTCTGGGTACTCGGGAACCCAGTGGAACGGCTCCAGTGGGTTTTGCAGGGCGAGTGTGACAAGTGGCTTCCGCGGAACTTAGCCTTGGATAGACGATTTTTTGAAAAGTACTTTTTTTTCAGAATCCCAAAACCCTACCCCTCGCCGCTAGTGCACTTGTCACACCCCCAACGCACTAGAACCCTCTGGGTTGCGTTTTCAGGGGTTCAAGCACCTACCCCCTTACCCTTGTTGCGATCGTCGATCCTACGCGGTTTCGGGAACTTTGGTACTACACATATAGAACCCGTCGAATATCACGATTCTATCTATTGATTTTGCAGAGAATCGTTGACCCAGTGGGTTGAAGTGTGTTTATAATGGCGCACTGCTTCGGCAGAACCCTGTAACCTGTAACCCACTGGAGCCCCACTATGAAACTGACAGTTTGGATCGCGGAACAAGAGTCTGATAGCCCGTGCTACAACATCGTGGCACGCACTCGCAAGGATGCGCTGGCTCAAATTGAAAAACATTCGTTCCGCGACTACAGTGCCCCAAAAAAGGTAGTGATTGAATACAAGGACGCGTTCGAACTTTTCGATTTGCTCACCAGTGAAGGCGGCGGTCGTCACACTTACTACTGATCCACCTAGCCCGGGGGCAACCCCGGGCACCTACCCTGTAACCCTCACCCACTGGAGCACACCATGACCACCAACCAAAAAGCAGTTTTCGATTTCCTGACCAGCAAAGGCTTGTCTCCCACACTCGGCCGTTACGGAGTAGTCGAAGCAGTGGTCAGATTCAAAAGCGGCATTGGTATCAAAGTTTCCTATCGGAACCTCAACTCAGCCCAACGCGACTACGAGCAATTCGCTCACAAACTCGCCTAACCCGCCCGGCCCCGCGCAAGCGGGGCATCATTTAACCCACTGGAGCCCACAATGCAGTTAGTCAAAACCCAAGGGGCTGCGGCCCTGTATCGCGAATCAAACTACTTCGGCCGAGCCAATGCCACCGTCGAATGGATCGTTAAAGTGGGTGACCGCGTGATCGGTCGCTACGATACTCGCCGCGCAGCCCTCGAATGGCTCACCGTCTATTCCGTCTAACCCTCACCCACTGGAGCCCCACTATGTCCACCACATACCTCAATTCTTACGCCGTTACCTCATTCAATACCCATTCCGAAATGGTTCGTTTCCTGCACGATTGCACCCTGCAAATTTTAGACATTGACCATCAGCGTCGATACATTGCTTGGAAGTTTTGATTCAACCCTATCAACCCACTGGAGCCCCACTATGTCCAAGCATCGCCTGACCTACATCGACTTGCACCCCGAGCCCCTAGAGCGCCCCAAGCGCGAGCCCACCCTGCTAGAACTCATCTGCTATATCGTCGCAGGCTCTGGCACCCTGTATTTCGGGCTTGTGTTCGCCCTGTCCCTGTAACCCTGTAACCCTGTAACCCGTAAACCCACTGGAGCCTACTATGTCTAAAAAATCCTTTTTCGTTGAAGTCACCGACACCTATGGTGGCGAGGCCAATTATTCATGGGTCACCCGCCACAAGATCACCGCATCGAGCGAGCGAGGTGCCATGCGAAAAGTTGGGCGCTACTCCGGCCTGTCATGGCATTGCGTAGACAAGTACAGTGATTTCCAACGATGGGACAGCGAGAGCGGTGCCACTTGTGCATTTATCGAAGAGTTTCACGATGTGCGCCATGCCCACTACACCATCAATACCCTGTAACCCGTAACTGTAAACCCACTGGAGCCCACTATGAGCAACCATACCTATAACGGTTGGACGAATCGAGCCACTTGGCTCGTCAATGTCTGGTTTAACCCTGAGAGCATCGCCGATGTCGATGCCGCGAAGGAGGCCATCGAAGAGGCCACCGATGCCATGCCCGATTTCATGCGGGATTTTCTTTGTACGAATGAAATTATGTGGTGGGAATTAAAAGAGCAATTCGAAGAAGAAGAGGAGACTGAAGAAGAGGAGACTGAAGAATGATTGACCTACAAACCCTACCCGCTGATGAGGCAGAGCGCATCGCATACGCCGAAGGATTCACGGGCACTGCGGCCCTGTTCGCCCGCATCGCTGAGTTAGAAGCCGAAGTAGCAGAGCTACGGGCCGAGTTGGCGCGACTGTCATGAACCACACCGAAGCCGATTACATCCGGGCCGGGTTCAAGTATGAATCCGCGCCCAGCTTAGACCGCTCTCGGGCCGAAGCCCAGCACATTCGCGCAATGCTCATGAGTGAAACCCCAGAGGATCAATCGGAAGCCCGTCGATTGATCGAACAGGGCAGGCAGGAGGCTCGCACCAAATGGTGACCGTCTTACTTGTCGCAGTGGCCGTGCCCATTGCAGTCGCAGTGATTGAAAAGCTGCTAGACCTCTAAACCCCACCCCTCCCACCCCCACCCGCTAGGCAGCCCCTAGCGGGATTTTTTGACCCATTGGAACCCTACTATGTCTACCCCTATCAAACCCGCTCCACGGCCCGAATTCGCAGCCCTGATGACCCGCTTGTCCCTCGACGAACCCCGAGCCGCAGCCTATCTCGGCGTACCCCTCTACACCTTCCACAAGTGGGTGACGGGTGAGCGCACCCCTAATGCATCCGTGCTGAGGCTTGTGGATGTACTGGGCACCATCGAGGTGCTGGCACCCGCTCTGCACGATTCGTTTATTCCGCCACCTACTGAGCCCAAAGTGCCTGCCAAGCGGGGGCGTAAACCTCGGGCTGTCGATTCGGTCATGCCGAAAAATCCGGAATTCTTGGCTGTCAATTGAGAAATGGAAATGGTCTTTATTCTTGGCTTTGCCTGCGGCCTCATTGTCGGCATCACCCTCGCATGGTTTGTTGTCACTTGGCTGCACCCAATCGACATTGAAGAAACCGGCACATCACTTTTCCCTATGGGATTGAGTCATGTGAAAAAATCCACTTTGACTGAGAAAGAATTGGAAAAATGAACTGGCCGTTCCCATCCCAACCCATACCCGTCAACAATCCCACCCGTGCCCCATTGGGTCACGAAGATTATGAGGATGCACCACTATGAACATCGACGACATCATCCGCATGGCGCGGGAGGCTGGGTTTGTGTCCTCATTCATCAACGAAGAAAAGTTTGAACACTTCGCCGCCCTTGTCGCCCGGCACGAGCGCGAGGCGTGTGCCGATGTGTGTGAGGGGCACTACGACACAGCGCAAGCAGCCCGCGCTATCCGCGCAAGGGGGAACCAATGACCGAACGCGAACTCTTAAAACTGTGCCTCCAATGGATCGAGGACAGCCCCGAAGATGCGTTCGATCGGGCGATGCTGATCGACGCAATCAAGGCCAAGCTGAAACCCGATCGTGCATGGGTCGGCCTCACCAATGAAGAGTACCGGGAACTGCTCAAGCAGCACGATGGCGCGGGGCTACTGGCCTTCTACAGCCTGATCGAAAACAAGCTGCGGGAAAAGAATGCGTAAACAGGTCAAGATGGGCGCGGTGCTCTACGCGCAGATGTGCGCCCTCATGCTCGCGGGTGACCTCACCTGTCAAGAAATCGCAGACGAAACAGGACTACACCTCGTGACGGTCTATCAGTACACCCGTGAGTTACACCGATTCGGTGCCGCTCACATCGTGCGCTATGAGCCCGATCGACGGGGGCGCCACATCGTCAAAATCTACAAGCTGGGCAAGGGCAAGGATGCGCCTCGTGTGCGAATGACCCATGCTGAGCGACAGCAGCGCATGAGGGACAAGCGACGGGCGGTGAACGATCCACTGTTGCAACTGGCAGCATAGAAAAGGCCCGGATCACCGGGCCTTTTTACTTGAGGATGTCGGCCCCGTACACCCGGGGCTTTTCCTTTGTGCTCAACTTGTAGATGTCGTCCTTCTGCCGCTGCTTGGCGCGGATCACGCTCACCCGGTAGTCAGCAAACATCGTCACGAGGCGCGGGTCAATCGCCCACTGAGCCTGATGCAAGTGCTCTTTGCTCCCGTCATCCATCCGAATCACATACTGCGCCTCTTCGAGCACCTGCATCGCACCCAGCACCCACTGATCCTGCAACCAGTTGTTCTTGCCCTCAAGCTGCCTGCGAGCACTGCGTTTGATCTCGGACAGCGTCAAGATGGGCTTGTCGGCGTACTGAATCACATAGTCCACAACCCACTCTTCGAAGGTGGTACCCATCTCACCATACGCATAGCGGTACGCCGGGATCACATAGCCCTTGATGAACCGCACAACCCGCTCGATCACATCAGCACCCACGGTGGGCGAGAAGGGGCTCTCCATCATGTGCCACAGCAGCGTCAAGCGACCCACAGTGCCCTCTAGCTTGCCGAAGGCCGTGAGGAATGTGTTCCCGCTACGCAGCAGCACCTCGTCTTGCTTGGCTTGGTTGTACCAACGCTGGAAATCCCGAAACACCTCGTATGCCTCAGGGCTCAGTTTATAGGTCGTCGGGGGCAGCGAGTACACGAGGCGCACCGTGTTCTCCCATGCGCCGATGTTCGTCATAAAGTCGGGGATAGGTTCACCGATTCCCCAGTCGCGTTCACGCAGCACTGCGGGGATAAACCGCTGAAGCAGGCCGTCAGCAGCCAGTGCCGCCACACTCTGCCGGTAAATTTCAGGCTGCACATTAGCATAGATTGACACGGCGAGGTTCTCGCAGTGGATGCTGCCAGCACCTACGCGATCCATCTCGTATCTGTCCGACTCATACGACACGACCCATGCCGAGCGATCCTCTCCACTCGACTTGTCAGTCAGCTTCCTGATCCATGAGTTCATCTCGTCGAGGTGCAACAGCAGGCCACGGGGCCGATCGGCTGCGCTACGCACCATCTTTTGACTCGTGATGTCACCAATCGTGATCTTGACGGGTACGGGCTGCGGGGGCATCTCGGGCACATGGGGTGCTTGGTCTGCACCCAGTAACGCATCGGGCGAGGCCGACCAGTCGAGGAAAGATTTCTTCGCTGCGCTGTACGCTGCCTCTTTGCCTTCCCATGCCAGCAGATCCTTTTGGTAACGGGGGCGATCCTCGTATTCGATCTCGGGCAACACCTTGAGCATAGGCTTTGATCCCGGGGACTTCTTGAGCGCAGGGCTACCGATCGTCATCAGCCAAAGCACCGGTGGCACTTGGAACCGGGGCATGAGTTCTAGACGGGAGCGGGAGTCAGCAGCCCCACAGATTGCAGCCATGCCCGCGAACAAGGGCACCAGTGGATCGCACCCCATCTCCCCGCTGATCTCTTTGGCCCGCTGTGCAAGGATCGCAGGCCACAGATCAAGACTGATCTCGGGCGGCTGCGGGCGCAGGCCAGCCGTGAGATCAGCGGGGGTGAGCTTTGGGGGTTCTATGTTCTTGAATAGATCGCTCACATCGACTGCGGGACGCTGCCACCCATGCTGCTTGGCGATGTGAAAAAGGGTGCCCAGCTTGACCGCAGTGGCCTTGTCCGAGCGAAAGCTGCTCCATTGCTTGATGATCTCCTTCTCGCCGGGATACTTGGTCTGCGACTGTGCGCTCCACTCGTTCCACAGGTGCAGGGCTTGGTCAAGCTGCTCTGTCTGCGTTCCCGCCCAGTGCATCGCCATGCCAATGTTGACCCATTCGTCACGCGAGCAGTCCGAAGGCACAACCTCGATCGCTTGGCGGATCTCTTCCCACGATGCGTCCACCGCGCCATCGGTGCCAATCGTGCGCTCCTTGTCCTGCGTGAGCATCGACTGCCACAAGTCAAGCAGGGGTTGCGGGATCACAGGCAAACGCATCCAGTTGCCACTGCCTGCCCAGCGGTAGGGCTGCTGCGTATCCGGGTGGATACTGGGCGGCAGCACATCCTGAACAGTGAGGCCGTTGCTGGTGGCGCAGCGCAACTCGTATGCGGTCACGCCGGTGTGCAGGATCTTTTTCGACGGGAGCGCGATGCCAAACGGCATCTGATAGAGCAGCTTGCCGTGCCCCTGCCTGCCACTGTCAATGATGACTGCATCGGGCGCTGTGTAGAGGGCTTGCAGGTCTATGCCGCGCTCATGCAGCAGAGTGCCCGCCATGCCCCAGTCGTCAATGTCAAGAGCCATCGTGCCGCTGTAGGCGTGTGCCAAGCCGATGCCGTAGCCCGGGGGCAACTCGGCCTGCGTCTTGAGCGCGTTGCTCTTGAGGTTCCACCCCGGTGTGCGCGGCCCCTTGGTGCCCATCGGGATCGGCACAAGCGACCACCCGTGACGGATGTACGCATCGATGGACGCCGGGTGCTGTTGCACCGACGAAGCACTTGTCATATACTGATCTCGCTTTCTTTGTTGCGTTTCATTTCATCTCCTTTTAACCCCGGCCTCACCCGCCGGGGTTTTCTTTTGGGCTTTGGGATTGTGGGTGTGGACAATTGCGGCAGCGTTCGCATAGGCAGTTTCGGCGTCTGTCCGCGCATCAAACCGTCCCAAAAAATACCGCTTTTTCTGATAACCAATTTGCGCCAACCACTTGCCGGTTCGCTTGCAATACGAAACCCCTGCGATAGAGTGCCGGTTCTGCGCGTTTTGCTCGGGCGTGACAAGTCGAAGGTTGGCAATTCGGTTGTCCGACTTGTCACCATTGATGTGATCGATGTGCATTCCTTGCGGAATAGGCCCGTTGGCGTGTTCCCAAACCAGTCGATGCACATACTCGATTTTTCCAGCGTATCTGATCCGCACATACCCCGCCTTGGACTTGTGCCCGGACACCACGGTGCGTTTTTCAACGGTTCCTGATTCAACATCGATGAAGAGTTCAGACGGCATTTGTAAAATTTCTCAAGAACTTGTTTGACAAGTGTAGCGCACCTGTGCAACAATCGCAACCACTGCTTGAGGAATTTCGGTAATGAACCCCAAAACCAAATCTGCGTATGTGTCCGTGCGATTGCCGGACAGAACGCGAACCAAGTTTCACGCCAAGGCTAAAAAGTTTGGAACTCCAAGCGAGGTCTTGCGTGAACTCATCGATGCGTTTGTCGAAGACCGCGTCATCATTCAACCACCTGTAACTCGTAAAGAAAGCCTGTATGTCACTCGAACTCAAGATTGAAGCCCTGACCGCCGCTGTGGTCGCCCTGACCGCCAAACTAGAGGCTGGCAATGTAGCAGTTGCTGCACCCGTCGCACAAGCGGCTGAACCCGCACCCGTGGTGGCTCCTGTCGTGGCCCCTGTTGTGGTTGCTCCTGCACCCGCTATGCCCGCGCCGCCGACCTTCGTCGCCCCTGCACCTGCCCCGGCTCCCACCGGCGCACCGTTCTCTGACGGCAAGGGACTGATTGAATATGTGATGGCGTCCTACAAAGCCCTTGGCCCCCAGAAGGGTGCCGCGATTCAAACTGTGCTGACGAACTTGGCATACACCAACATCAGCGATGTCAAGCCCGAGCACTACGCAGCCCTGTATGCGGGCGTTGAGGCTCTGAAGGCTGCGTGATGCCCGCCCACGCGCAACTGTCCCCCTCGAAGCGTAGCCGCTGGGCCTTGTGCCCCGGCTCGATCCGGGAAGAGGCTAAGTACCCCGAGCAGGACTCCGGCCCTGCTGCGGTTGACGGCACTCACACGCACACGCTGCTCGAACATTGCATCGAAATGCACAGGGATGCGGCGTCGTTCGTCGGCTTGCTGCTCACGGATCACGAGGGTGAGTTCCTCGTGGACGCACCTCGCGCTGCTCGTGTGCAGGTGGCCCTTGACTACATCAAGTCGCGTGTCGCCGAGTTCAACGGCCTGTGCGAAGTGGTTGCCGAGACTCGGGTTGACCCGAAGTGGTTCCTGCACCGTGACGACCTCAGCGGCACTGTGGATGTGCAACTGCGCGGCCCCGGTGTGCTGGAGATCATCGACTACAAGGACGGCATGGGCGTTGTTGAGGCTGAGGGTAATCTCCAGCTTGAGCAGTACGCCATCGGTGTCCTAGCCGAGTGCGAACTTGGGTGGAATGTGCCCGAGCAGTACCCGTGGCAAGTTGTTCGCATGACGATCATTCAGCCAAAGCTGGCGCTCAAGGGCATGAACCCGATCACAACCTCGACGGTCACTGTAAAGCAACTGCTCGACCGTGTATCATTGCTGGGCCAGCAGGCACGGGCTACAGACGCTCCTGACGCTCCGCTGGTACCGGGTGAAAGTCAATGTAAATACTGCCGCGCCAAGGGCTCATGCGCTGCGCTGGCAGGTAATGTAATGAAGGAGGTGGGAATCATGTTCCAGCCTGTAACGCAAACACTCGACATCGCGCAGCAGTCTGCCGATAAAGATCCCACGGCCATGAGCGACGATCAGTTGCGTCAGATCATGGAAGCCGCCCCCTTGATGCGCCAACTACTTGAAGGCGTCGAGAAGGAAGCCCTGCGTCGTCTGGAGGCAGGGCAGTCTATCCCCGGCCTCAAACTGGTCAACGGTCGCGGCTCCCGTGCTTGGGCGTTGCCCGAGGAGCAGATGGCCGAGAAGCTAATCAAGATGGGCATTCCGAAGGGTGCGATCTACGAGACAAAACTCGTCACTCCCGCCAAGGCTGAGAAGCTGACTTGGGAGAAGAAGGACGGCACCAAGGTGCAACTTACCGACAGGCAACTTAAGACTATGGACGGCGAATATGTCGTCAAGTTAGCAGGCAAGCTGACTGTCGTTCCCGAGTCTGATAGCCGTCCGGCTGTCGTCACCAACGCTGCACCTTTGTTCAGCGCAATCGAGGCAGCACCCGCTGCTCCATCCCTGCCCTCGTGGCTTCTCTAAAGGTAAATGTAAATGTCTGAAATCATTCTTCTGTCCAATGTGCGTCTGTCGTTCCCCCACCTTGCCGAGCCCCAGCGGCAGGTCAACGAGTCCAACGGCAAAGAGCGCATCAGCTACAACTGCGAGTTCATCATGCCGCAGGATCATGCGGGCTTCCAGAAGTTCATGGCGACCTACGCCGCGATGGCTCTGGAGAAGTGGAAAGAACACGCCCAGACCGTCATGGGCATGATCCAGTCCGACCGCAAGCTGCGTTGCTTCGGTCGCGGTGAGGAGAAGGTCAACAAGAAGACCTTTCAGCCTTACGACGGCTACGCTGGTCATGTGTTCATCACCGCAGGCCGTGACTCTGCGCCGCAGATGATCCAAGCCGACGGTCAGCCGATCGACCCGGCGAACACGATGGCGTACCAGATGCTCGCTCGCAAGATGTACGGCGGGTGCCGGGTCAACGCTGCGGTCAAGCCGTGGTTGCAGGAGAACAGCTACGGTCGCGGTGTCCGTTGCGATCTGATTGCCGTTCAGTTTGCTGGCGACGATGCGGCCTTTGGTGAGGGTGCAGTCGATGCGTCCAAGCTGTTCGGTTCTGTTGCCGGTGCCCCCGCTGCGATGTTCGGCCAAG